TGTGTCTTAGCTTCAGCCTTCTCTGCTTTAGCTTTAGACTTTTCCTTCTTCCGACCTTTGCGTTCAGACTTGTGCAGTACTTTAACTACAAGCAAGAGAACTGCGAATAAACAAATCATAGCCACTGGTAGTAGCCATGGTTTATCTGTGCATTGCTTTTTCAACGCATTCAGATGGACCAGATCTTCTGTCTGGTTCCAATACTCGCGGAGCGCATCAAAGGCGGATGGAGGCACAACAAGCTCAGGTTTTTCAGTTGCGACTGAGGCACCCAAGCCACGCGTATCACCAGGCAAACGAGGAGCACTAGCAGGCGTTGGTTTAGCCATTTCGGCATACCGGGGATCGGACGGGAAACGAGCAGCCATTTCTAACTGCACTTTCCTCATCCAAGCCTCACGCTTTTCTGCTGTGGTTTCCAAATTCAACTCAGCTGTAAGAGGGAGGGATTCAGAATCGGACTTTTGGTCTTCTTCCTTACCCTGCTTTCGTTCCTCAAGCTTCGTATCAATGGTTTGAGTTAATTTCTCAACACTAGTTTGCACAAACTTTACATGATCCATTTCAAATACAGGGGCGACATCAGAGCCACCAAACAACGAGCTGAGGATTAAAACCCCAGAACATGCTGAAGAAGCCATCCCAGAGATTAGCTTCACCTGTCTCCACATATCATATGCGAAGGATAGACCATTGTAGAGCATCATGGGCACAATAACTGTCAGTGCCAAGCAATCGAACAATTTAAACACCTTACTGGAAGTGAGCTTCTCAAGGCCCTCCTTCTTTTCAGCGTGACGCACAAACAAATTACGACATAAATAATAAACTGCACCGGCTAGAGCAACAAAAGTTGCAATAGACACACCTGTATCCACTTTCGCGGAAACAGATGCCATCACAGGGCTTGCAAGAGATGAAACTTTTTGTTCTATCTCAGCTACCTTCTGATCAACGGCTAGTTGTAAATGAATGCCAGCTTGCTGTACTTGCTGTTCAATATTGACACCAACATTGGCTACTGTTCTTTCCATAGATGTAACACGTTGGTTAAAATTCTCGACAATTTGTTCAACGGATGATTTCACCCAAGTGACAGCCTTTCCAAGCTGCCAACCTACAATCAAGTAGATAGGGATCCACATCCACGAATTCCAAGCACTGGCCATTTCTGGTCCAGTCTCAGCTCTCACACCAACAACCCACAGAGTGGAAGAAATGACAAACAAGATCAAGAGTATTGCAGCAGCAACAGTAGAACTGAGCCGGCATTGAGCTTGATCAATGTGTCCTTTCAAAGACTGCAATATTTCAGCAGCTTCTTCCAACTTCACTTTGGGAAGGGACTCCTCCAATTTTTCCTCATCGTCAACTATAAGTGGTTCCGCTTTCATACGGAAGATCGCAGACCGGTGACGTTTGCCGGATAAGTGATCCAACCATGGTTGTTGGCTTTCAGCCTTAACACCACAGATACTACAATACATAGACATTTCAGATCAGGAGAGAGAGAGATCGGGATACCTGTTAGTTCGGACTGTGTTTTTCAGTACGACAAATCTCAGCCAAAAGTTGATTCACTTCAATGTATCAACTTTCAGTAACAGGAGTTAAGAGACCGCTTCGGTTCACAAATTCAAGGTTTTCGAGGACCTTCGATGTTTGAAAACGAAC